TAGACTGTATTAAAAATCTAAAGAAACCATTAAAATTAATATCCAATAAAGTGTGATTGTTGATTCACATTACAAGGATTAGATAGATTGAAAATTATGCGAAGAAGAGAGGGGAAAAAAATGAAAAGTAAAGATAGAGTTCCAAAGCATTACAAAGAAGGTACGAAAGACTGGGAAGCTCAATATAATATGCTTCTTGATGATGGAATTACCTGTTTAGAATGTAGACATAATGCAAAATGCAAACTTCTATTTGGTGGAGCAGATACAAATACAAGTTGTCAATTTTATCCGAATAAATTTTCGGTAAAGTAATGAACATTTCAAATATTATACGAAGGAGGAGTAACTCATGAAAGAAGCATTAGAATTAAACATATTAGGTATTAAGTGTGATTCATGTGATTATAAAAACGGTGAAGTTAAAGTTGAAAGATATGACGAATGGCTCAATAAGCCTTGTCCCAAATGTGGTTCAAACTTATTAACACAAGAAGATTTAGATAACACAAAACTATTAATAGAAACTGCGAAATTTCTTAACAAGATTTTGCCTAAGTCCCAAGGGCATGAGGAAAAGAAAACTATATCAGTAGAAATAAAGGGAGGAATAAAATATGGAAAATAATTATTGTGCTACATATCATTTTTTTTACAGAGTAGAGAAAAAAGCCGGTTGGGGCGATGACCACGAAGGGAATCCAGCAGCTATTTATACGGAGATTAAAGTACATAAAGGGACTAAAGCTATGACAGAAGAACATTTTAATAGCATACATGAAAAGTATAGAGCCTCAATGGCAGCTCAATTAAAAGTAAATGTAGATTATGTTATTCCTATAGGCAGGGACGAATATCTAGAAAACACAGAAGAGGAAGAAGATTAAACAAGAATTATACGAAGGAGAGAATGGAATGAGAGGAAAATATACAAAGCCTGATATTATTCCACCACCACCAAAGCCAAGTAATAAAGGAAGGCGTGAGATTGTGGATCGGTATCTAATCACATATAAACATAAAGAAAGAAGTGGAAGTCTTGTATATACTAAAACAAAAACAGAGGTTTTAACAATAGATGAACTAGAAAATTTAACTAAAGGTAACACGCGTGATGATAACAATATGGAAATTATATTTTGTCAAAAGGTATAAATAAAGGCCATTCAAGATTTATACGCAAGAGGGGGACAAACATGTCAAGTAAAACAAGGACTATAAAAAGAACAATCAAAAGAAACATGCCTATAAAAAAGAATTGGTTTGAAAGGTTATATGATAAATTCCTTCTAAAATAAAGGGGCGATCTGATTGGAAGAAAATATATTTGAAATTCGAGATAGATTAGCTGAGAAAGCAAAAGAGATTCAAAAGAGCGGAATAGAAACAAGTGAAGGCTGGGAAACATTGAATTATCTTAGAACGATAGAATATACAATGAGATTATTTTCAATACCTAATTACATAGGAGTGAGCAAATGAATAATATAGAATTGCTCATAACTGGAATTTTTATAGGAATGGCAATTACAATATTTAGTGCAGCTTTTATTATCGATTATCTTTTTACAGGCACTGTTAGGGAGTTTGAAGATGAAGAATAGCAAAGTAATAGAAGAACACAAGTTAAATGAGGAATGTAGGCACTGCATTAGGCAAAAGAAGTACGGTGGAGAATGTATTGGAAAAACAATATTAAAAAATAGTTGTATTTTATTTGAAAAAGCTTAATAAGTCCTACTGGACAGCCAGCGGACACCATTAGTAAGGATAATCCTTCTAGTGGTGTCTTTTATTTTATAAAGGGGGAATAAATGATGAGTGAAAGTGTATACAGAAAGACAGAAGGAATGCTATATGGATATTATAGAAGGAAAACTAGAATTAACAGATTGACCAGCAGATTGATAAGAATACAAAACAGAATAGACAGACTAAGGAAAGACATTAAAGAATGCAACATAGATCTAGGTGAAACGGTGAAGGCTATAGACTATTCAAGAGATCCTATTAAAAGCAATAATGTAACTTCAAGTATAGAAATTGAATTAGAAAAAGCAATTAATAAAATCCTGAAAGAATTAGAACTTAATATAAAAGATAAATATAAAACTAAGAATAAAATTATAAATCTAGAAAAGCAAGTTGATAGTGTAGATATACTACTAGATAAGTTAACTGATGAAGAATTACAGATAATAGAGCTTAAATATGGAGAAAGTAGCAATTATAGAGAAATGGAAGAGATATTACATATGGGAAAAAGCACCTTGCAGAGAAAAAAAGATAAAATAATTTATTATCTAATAGACGAAAATAAATAAGTGGGACAAAAGTGGGACAAGAATGGGACGAAACAATATAAAAAGTGTGGTAGTATAATATCATAAGAAAAGATTAATACATCCCGCACGAAAAAGCCGATGGTTATAAAACTGTTGGCTTTTTTATTTTATCAAAAAACAAGACCTTCATATTTGTCTAAAAACGGGGATATTTCAATATCTTAGACATATACATCCTATAGATGAAAAGGTTTAATACAAGGTAAATATGGGCCTATAATTCAAGATAAAGGTATTTTATTATTTAGGAGGTGATCAGATTGGAAAAACATAGGTGTAAAGTTAAATTTGATGGTAGAAAAGTTGTTTGTGCATCAGAAGTTCTATGTTCTGATTGCCCCGAAAACAATAAGTGCCAGGACATAGATGTTTTTATAGAAGATAGGTTTGAGAATGCTAGAGATTGTATGCAAAGCAATTCACACAAAAGAAAAAATGGAAGGCTACAGCAAACAAGATACGCTGAAAGCAGGTGAGCTTTATGGGAAAGAAAAGGCCTGCAAAACCTATAAAAGATAAAGAAAAAGTTCTAGACTTTCAAGATTATTTTAGGAGTAAAAATCAGAGAGACTATATATTGTTCACTCTAGGTATATCTACTGGCTACAGAGCTGGAGATCTTGTTGCATTGAAAGTAAGAGACACAAAAAAAGCTCTAGATGATGGATATTTTGAAATTCTAGAAGGTAAGAAAAAGAATAGTAAGAATATCCGTAAGGAAAATATGAAACCTAGAATAGTCAAAGTTATAAATAATCTAGAAGTATTACTAAGAAAATACATTAAGGGTAAAAAGGACTATGAATATATTTTTCCATCTAGGAAAGGTGGACATATAGAAGTATCTAGAGTAACAATAATATTAAAGGAAGCAGCTAAAGAATTTGGACTTAAAGATATTACTGCTCACTCACTTAGAAAAACATATGCTTATTTTATTTATGTTCAAAGTGAGTATGATATTATGCTGATTAAAGAAATGTTAGGTCACAGTAGCATAGAAGAGACAAAAGTTTATCTAGGATTAGATAGAGAAACATATGACAAATACAGTGACACACTCAACGATTTAATAAGGTTGTAGTGTAGTCTTTTTTTTATTTCAAGTTTTGAATGTCTTATTTTTTGGCATATAAACATTAGGGAGTTAAAAATTAGTATATATAAAGTAAGAAAAAAAATATTTCAATGTACGATTCCCTAAGAAAATAGCACATTCAAAAACAAGGCTAAAAAGTTGAAACAAGTTAGCATTTTCAATATGTTAGAGTTGATTTTAAATAGTTTTATTTAAAAAACAAAAAACTAACACTGAGCAGGGGTCACAAAGTAAGTGCTCAGTGTTTTTCGTAGTAGGAGGTGCGGCATGTTATCGGCAGAGGAAAAAATTAAAATCAGTTTAGACAACATAGCAACTATGGTTGAGCAGGGAAAAACTGATAAGGAAATAGCAGAAAATATAGGAATAGGATACTCAACTTATCGGCGATATAAGAGCACTGATAGTGACCTAAAAGCAGTTATATCAGAGGGAAAAGATAAGAAGAACCAATCAGTAGAGCAGGCATTATATAACAATGCTATAGGATATTACTATGACAAAGAAGTTGTTACGAAAGTAAAGTTAGGTGAACATGAAGAAGGTGTAAAGATAAGTAAGATAAAAGAGTATGTGAAGCCAGATCTTGCAGCACAAAAGTATTGGTTAGAGAATAAGGAAAAGATGAAATGGCAAGGTGATCCTAGTAAGGCAGCTAACGATAAGAAACTTACTAAGCTAAAAGAGAAAGAAGTTAATAACAAAGTTATTGATA